GCCTCCAGTGGCGGATACACCTGTCACCACACCTGGTGAAGTCGGATCAGCCGTGGCCGTCAGGACTACATAGTCTGTCCACGCCGAGCTAGCGCCGCCTGACCAGGTGCGGAGGCGGAACTTGTATTCCGCCCCATCTGCCAGATAGCTCGATCGAACCTGATCCACACCGGGTGACGAAATGAGTGACTGCGGCCCGGTTGACCCTGTCGTCTTTTCCCACTCAAGCTCATAAGTCAGGGAGCTGGAGACATGATCCCATGAACCCAAGGCAAACGCCGCCGTTGAGCCACCCGCTACCGCTTCCGTCTGTATAACCACATTGAAATTCGTCGGCACGGGAATACCGGTTGGCGGGATGATCACGATCGACGAACCGGGCGCACCCTCCTCTGTCACAGCATTGAAGGCGTAAAGAAGTTCGCCAGGCACGACGATGCCACTAAACGATATCGTCATACTGCTTAGCGAGATCGTCGGCTTCGACGTGATCTCGATCACCGCATCGGCAAGCTTTGGCCCATATTGCACCCGCACGAAGCGCTCATAGGATAGATCCTCGTCGGGATCATAATGCGCGGTTATCGGGACGCGGGCGGCATTACGTCTGATGTAGGCGAGCTTCTGAAGCCGCTGGATGTGGTTGTGCGACTGCACCGCCACATTCTCGACCGTCATCGTCCGTTCGGTGTCCTCGCCGATGTAGGGATTGCCGTAGATCGCGGCATCGTTAGTATTATACAGATCTGATGGATCGGTGAACCGACCGCGTACCGCCAGCACAGTCGTCGCGGGATCGACATTGACGTTCAAGCCGATGGAGATGATCTTGTCGCGCGTGAGCGTGATGCGCGGTTCAACATATTCGCCGGCATGGACGCCAATCTTGCCGTCCGCCCGCTCATAGACTACGAGATCGCCTGCCTGATCCAGGATGCGGCCAACCTCGATCGGATCGCTGTTAGCGCGGAACCACATGCCGCCGTGGTAGCGGTTTTCGACCGCTCCGCTCCGATTGACCACGAAACTGTCGCAGACGTTGGCAGCGTTGATCCAGTCCGGCAAATACATGTCGTCGAGCGACAGCTTGCCACCATAAGGGCTAGTCAGATGCCAGAGTCTGAAGAGGGCTATATTTTGCACGAACTGCGTCAACCCGTTCCGAGGGTCGTAAATCAACATTCCCTCGACCACAGCGGAGTGCTCCGGCATCTGATTGGGATAGATCGTGAGATAATCTTCCGAGGACGCAGTTACACATGACATGCGGATAGACGCGAGCCCGTCACCGCGATGATCGACCGTCCAGATTGACGGGAACTGTGTCACCACCTGCGCGTAGCAAGTCTCCTGCGGCAAACCCAGCCGCGTCTCCAGAAACACAAAGATGTCGCTGCCCTTGCGGAAATGCGGAGGATCAGTAACCGCGAACGCTCCACTGACCGTCACCGGCTCATCGTGCAGATAGTGCTGGACAAAACGATTGATGCGGTGGCCGGCCGTCACGATGATATGAACCGCGTTACCGCCGCTTTCCTCGAGGAAGACGTAGTCTCCAGCTTTTTTAACACGCCCGAGAACAATCGGGAGGGATGGCACAGACTGCTTCAGATTGTAGCTACCGTCTTCGGGCTTCGGCACCGCCGGCTTTGGCGCCAACGCGCGGCTGAGCAGAATGCCTCCGCCGATGAGAGCGCCATAGCCAAGCGCCAGGGTGCCGAGATAGAGCGCGTTCGCTGCGGCGACCGTCGTGCCGATCGACGACACAATGAGCGCGCCGAGGCTGATCAAATCAGGCATGTACTATTTCCCAGATTGCCAGTGAGGATGCCGTGACCGGCACGACGCCTGTGCGGTTTCGAACAAGCCATCGCTCACCATCGAAAATCGCGCCCCATTGCCGATCGAGCCGGAGGGCGCTCCCAATGACACCCACGGCACCGCATTCAGGATGGGCGAGAATGCGTCCACCGATCTTCTCGATGCACTCAGCAACGACAGGAACCATGCCGCCGGCAGCAGCAATGATGGCCTGATATCCTTCCTCGTCTCGGTAGGCATCGCGCAGGTGGGTGGCGGGATCGGGGTGACCGAGCCACACCGCCCAAGATGCCAGCCACATGCAGCAGTCGATCACACCAGGTTGCCAATCGCCCTGAGCAGCGGAAGAGGAAAGAAACGCCGATAGCGTCGTCACCATCTGGGCCATCGGATCGTCCTGTCCTTCAGGGCAGGTATGCGCTCGCACATCCTGTCATCGGCGGCAAACGGGTTCAGGATCCGCGCCCTCGCGCGCTGATCAACATCCGAGAGCACCGCACCGTTCGAGACCGATCGCAACGTGAACCGGTTGGCCACATCGATCTGTATCTTCGACGAGATGCCATCCGCCGACGCCTGATCAACGAAGTTGAGGTTCGATATCGTTCCCGTGAAGCGCACCTTGAGCGGCCCGATAGGCTGCTCACGGAAATCGCACTTTTGCAAAAGGACTTGGAACACGGAGCCGACGATGTTGCCAGCCCTGTAGTCATTCCAGACCTTGTTCGAGGTATCAACGTCGATGCCCGAAAGCACCAGCGACAAGGTGAAGGCTTCGGCGTTGATCGCTGCTTCGATCTGGGCGAGCGCATCTTGCTCAAGAACGCATGCCCGATATCGATCACCATTCACATCAATGAACGGACCACCAGAACCATCCCAGAACCTGATAGTGCCAGATGGCAACATGGCGCGGGCGAGAATGCGCAAAGGCGTCATGGCCATCAGATCAATCCAAGTGCAAGCTGGTTCCAGTAATCCGTTGCCTCGACGAAGCTGACGGAGGGATAGGCACTCTTACGAATGCTGTCCGGCTGAATGTCCATGCCCCGATCTTCCGACAGGTGGCAGAGGCATGTCGGCTGATCAAATTCGAGATCTGCCCCAGCCGGAATCAACTCCCGCACCGTTGGCGAGATCGGTACCGTCCAGATATCGCCATCGATATCGATCACCGGCCCGGTCTCATAGAGTGCATGGTTATAGGAAAAACGAACGCCTACGAGGTTCACATCAGCGTTCAGGATACGCAGGCGGATGACCGTTGCCCCGATCGGCGTAACGCTCTCCGAGACGACGGAAATAGCGCCTTGCGTATACAGCACATCATCATCGAACGAGGTGTCGTCGTCGTGCAAGACTTCGCCAGACGCCTCGAACTTGCCGCTCTTGTACGGAGCGGAAAGAGACGATCGCACCGGAACGACAATCAGGCCAGACCTCCCCCCAAGCTTCTGCCGGATCGCGTGCCAAGTCTGCCATTCACGGCGGTATCTGCTCTGCACCACGACGTTTCCGTAGTCGATAGCCCAGAAGCCGAGGTCGGTTCGGACAGCGGGTTCGATCCCGCCGAGGGATCGGCCGCCACTACGCGTGAAGGGGACTAGGTTTGCCGACGCCTGCTGTGGGCGCAGGACGCAGAAAGGCCAAGCGATGATGTCAGGCATTCCGATAATCCCCGCCGGCACTTTCGTTCTGATACTTCGCCATCGTCGGAACGACCTGCTGGCTTGCTGCAGAGACGATCTTGGGGCTCGCCGCCGTTACCGTCTGCTCACTCACGGCCTTCACAAATGGCATCAGGTTACCGCTGTCATCGACATCGACCCCAACCGTCACATGCACCGCGGACCCACCACCCATTTTTGTCCCACGCGGCAAAACGACCTCGCCGCGCTGAAGAATGGCGGGGATCTCTCCAGGCTGCAAACCAGCCACGCCGCCGGTGTGATAACGCTTCGCGCCCTTGAAAACAGATGGTGAGAACGCCCGGCCATGGCTGTATCCATCAGATCCTGCGACGCCACCGCTATGCAAGATGCCGGGGATCAACAGCCCGCCCAGCAATCCACCGCCGCCGCCGAACAACCCGCCGCCTCCACCTGTCCCGAAGATCGCGTTGAGGCCGACGTCGATCAGCTTGTCGATCACCTTGTCTAGGGCTCCAGCAAGAGCCTCGGCGGCAGACTTGCCGCTCCTGAGGTCACTGATGAAGCCACCAACGATATCGCGGCTGGCATCCTGAAACTCTGTGGCCGACTGCTTCAACCGCTCCTGCGACATTTTCAGGTTTTCACTCGCCGACGAGGCCTTTGCATAATTCGTGGAGAGGGCGTCGATGCTGGCGGCCAGTTCCGGCGTGACCGTTACGCCAGCCTTCTGCGCTTCCGACAGCAGCTGCTGCTGAATCTTGGCCTTCTCGACTGCGAAGCCGTAATCGTTGATCAACGGATTGAGCCGGGCCTGCGCCGCATATTCGGCATTCAGCACATCAATCCGCTTCTGGATTTCGGCAACATCTCCCTGGAAGATCTGGTCAGGCGATCGGCGCGAGCTTCTGCCGAGGCCAGCATCCGACATCGAAACACCGGTTCCAGAGAGATAGGCCTGCGCCTCCTGTTTCCGGCGATCGGGATTCGCCGACAATCCGGCAATTGCCTGCGCGATCTTGGCCGGACCATTGCCCTCCTTGATCGCCTTGACGACAGCATCGGGCAACGAGCCGTAGTTGTAGGCGATCGAGGTGAGCGCGGCTTGCTGGGCATCAGACAAGCTCTTCCACGTCTCGATTCCAATCGCCTTCTGGATACCATCCTGAAACTCGACAATGCGGCGCGAAAGATCGCGCTCGGCATCATCGAGCGTAACGACTGTATCCTTGGTGACCTTCTCGATCACGCCGTTGGCGCGCTGCGTGGTATCGCTTCCAAACCCAACCCGGAACGCATTCACGTCCCATTTCGCATTGCTGATGAAGCTCTCAAATCCGCGGATCATCTCCGCCGCTGCAGACTTACCGACCGCATCGAGATTTGATTGCGCGAAATCATAGCGAGAGGCTTCGTCGCTATTCATGAACCTGCCACCGCCTGAATAGACCGGAGACAATTGTCCGAGCGGGTTCTTGTTGATCTGCGACTGGAGGCTATTCAGGTTCTTGGCATACTCACCGACCTGGCTGAG